CCGTAAAAGGGCAGCTACGTTCTGGAATCGTAAGGTTGTTATGGTTTCGACTCCCACGAATAAAGATGCAAGTCGTATTGAAGAGGCGTTTGAAGCATCAGATATGCGTTACTACAACGTGCCTTGTAAACATTGTCACCATGAGCAAAAGCTAAAGTGGTCTAATGTACAGTGGACTGATGACGACCCAGATACTGCAAAGTACCTATGTGAAGAATGCGATGTATTGTGGTCTGACTCTGATAGGCGATGGGCTATTCGTAACGGCACATGGAAAGCAGAAAAGGAATTTAAGGGTATAGCAGGATTTTCTATCAACGGATTGTATTCACCGTGGACACCCTTGTCTGATGGCGTAAGGGATTTCTTGTCCATGCGTAAGAACCCAGAGCAACTTAGAGTGTGGACAAACACTTACCTTGGAGAAACGTGGGAAGATCAGGGCGAGACTATTGACGACTACTCTCTGGCAGAGAGAAGAGAAGCGTATGGTGAGGGAATACCTGATGAAGTTATCTTTCTTACTTGTGGAGTAGATGTTCAGGATGATCGTTTAGAGCTTTCTATAATTGGCTGGGGGCGAGATGATGAGTCTTGGGTAATTAACCATGAAGTTCTTTGGGGCGATCCTTCTACTCCGCAATTATGGACTGCCCTAGACACTAAATTGTTTACTACTTATCTATGCAATGACGGTCGTCAACTGCCTATACGCGCCACCTGTATTGACTCTGGTGGACATTTTACTAATACGGTATACTCTTACGCTAAGAAGAATTATGCCCGAAGAGTTTTTGCTATCAAAGGTGTTGGTGGTGAAGGCAGGGCGATAGCGGGCAGACCATCTAAGAACAACATTGGTAAGTGCTTGCTATTTCCTATTGGCGTTGATACTGCAAAAGACTTACTATTTGCTAGATTGCGGATTAGAGAGGAAGGTGCTGGTTATATACACTTTCACGATGACTTGAATGACGAATATTTCCGTCAGCTAACCGCAGAGAAGATTGTGACAAAGTTCACTAGGGGATACAAAAAGCGTGTATTCCAAAAGATTAGACCAAGAAACGAAGCATTAGACTGTTTTGTTTACTCTATAGCAGCTTATGCTATATTGAACGTAGATATTAACGCTTTAGCAGATAACAGAGACAAGCAGCCACAGCAAACGGCTCAAAGTCCAGTTAAGCAGAAGCAATCATTTGTACCAAAGACAGGAAAGAGTTTTGTTAATTCGTGGCGATAAGGGTGTAAATTAATGGCAAATCTATTTGATGCTGCTAACGCTCCAGAAGGAGAACCACAGGAAATTGTTGTAGGGGACTTTATACAGTGGAAGCGGTCTGATATTGTCGCTGACTATCCTACGGATACCTATACAGCAACCTACGTTGCCAGAATCTCTGGTGGTGGTAGTAATGAAATAACAATTACTGGTACACCACAGACAACACATTACCTTTTCACCGTGCTTAATGCTGACAGCGAAGACTTTGTTCCAGGGCATTACTTTTATCAGCTAGAAATAACGAGAGAAGATGGTGAAAGGGTTGTCATTGATCGTGGGCATTTTAATGCAATTCCTGATTTAGACGTAAACCAAGCTGATCCACGCTCCCATGCAGAAATAATGTTAGGCAAAATAGAAAGTTTACTGTCTGGAAAAGCTGATTCTGATGTGGCAAGCTATTCCATAGCTGGTAGATCGTTAAATAAAATGACGTTTGAAGAGCTTGTTAATGCTAGAGACTTCTACAGAAGAGAAGTTAAGCAGGAAATGAACGCAATAGACATTAAGCATGGGCGTAAAGGCTCAAGCACTATAAAAGTGAGGTTTTAAATGGCTCTTTTTGACATATTTAAGCCAAAAGCCGTAAAAAAAGACAAAGTGTTTAAGAGATCGTATTCAGCAGCTAATGCTGGCAACTTATTTAATGATTTCAAGGCATCTGAACGATCAGCAGACTCAGAGTTAAGACCTGCACTAAGATCAATAAGATCGCGCTCTCGTGATCTTGCTAGGAACAACGAATACGCTAAAAAATACCTAAGCCTACTAAAAATTAACATAGTTGGCGAAAAAGGCTTTACTTTGCAGGTAAAAGCAACTGATTCCATAGGTAAATTAGACAGAGATGGTAATCAAAAGGTTGAAACTGCATTTCGTAAGTGGGGCAAGCTAGGTAATTGTACTGTTGATGGCGGTATGTCGTGGATAGATGCACAAAAGTTAGCTGTTGAATGTCTAGCCCGTGACGGTGAAGTGTTCATCATTAAGCATCGTGGTGCTTCGTTCCATGATTCATTTGCCTTAGAGTTTCTTGAGCCAGATCAAATTGACGAGCAAAAGAACGAAAGACTATCTAATGGCAACGAAATTAGAATGGGCGTTGAGCTAAATAAGTTCCGCAAGCCTGTTGCATATCATGTAATGACGTATCATCCAGGTGATTACGATTATACGACTTCTGGTAAGTCGCCTAAGCACGTTCGTATACCCGCTGATAGAATGATTCACCTGTACGACCCTAATCGTGCAGGGCAGTCTCGCGGTGAGCCTTGGATGGCATCTGCTATCTCTGCAATGAAGCAGTTAGGCGCATTAAGAGAAGCTGCGGTAGTAAATGCTCGTATTGGTGCTAGTAAAATGGGCTTTTTCACTTCTCCTAGTGGTGATGGCTTTGTTGCTGATGACTTAGATGGCAATGTTCCTATCATGGAAGCGACTCCAGGCTCATTCCACCAGTTGCCTAACGGTGTTGACTTTAAGACATTTGACCCTCAATACCCAAATAACGAATTTGATTCATTTCACAAAGCAGTGCTAAAAGGCATTGCTTCTGCGTTAGGGGTTAGCTATTTTGCCTTATCTAACGATTTAGAGTCTGTATCTTACAGTTCTATCCGTCAGGGTGCGCTAGAAGAGCGTGATGCGTATCGTAACCTACAGAAGTTCGTAACTGATCACTTTGTTCGCGTAGTTTATGATGATTGGCTTGCAGCATCGATGGAAGTTAACAGCTTTGGCATACCTTTACGTCAATATGACCGTTTTTGTGATGCTGCTCAATTCCGAGGCAAGGCATGGAACTGGGTTGACCCGCAGAAAGAGATGAATGCAGCGATCACAGGGCTTAAATCAGGCGTTCTAAGCCTATCTGACGTTGCTAGTCAGTATGGTAAGGATGTAGAGGAGTTAGTGTCTCAGATCGCACGAGATCGCGATATAGCAGAACAATATGGCGTTAACTACGCTCTTGAGCCTTATGGCGCTAACTTCAACAGTATTAATCCTGATATAGTCGGAGATGATGATGCCGAAGTTCAAGGGTAAAGAAATAAACACTAAGCCTACTGACGGAATGGTGTCAGAGGCAAAGAAAGGTCTTGAGTGGCGCAAAGAATATGGGCGCGGTGGCACAGAAGTTGGTGTAGCCAGAGCAAGAGACATACAGAATAGAAAAGAGCTATCATTCAGCACTGTTAAAAGAATGTACTCTTTCTTTAGTCGGCATGAAGTAGACAAGAAAGCTGAGGGCTTTAGCCCAGGCGAGAAAGGCTATCCTAGCGCAGGGCGTATTGCTTGGGCATTATGGGGTGGCGATGCAGGGTTTTCTTGGTCTAGGAAGATTGCTGGACAATTAGACGATGATAGAAACGAAGAGGCTGTAAATATGGACAATGAAGTAGAGGTAGAAGCTACTGTTGAGTCTGTTGACGAGGTTCGTACTGAAGAAGTAGTTGAAGAGACAGTAGAAGAAACTGCTGAAGCTGTAGAAGAGACTGCAGAAGAAGTGGTAGAAGAAACTGATCGCTCGGCTAGTCCTGAAGTGCAGCATCGTGCAATGGAGATGGATTTTTCTCCCATTGATGAAGAGACAAGAACAGTTAAGATGGCAATATCGAGTGAAGAGCCTGTAGGTCGTTCATTCGGTACTGAAGTATTAGACCATACGCGAGAGTCGATAGATTTATCGTTCTTAGCATCTGGTCGCGCACCATTGCTTTTGGATCACGATCCAGAGAAGCAGATTGGTGTCATTAAATCGGTAGAGCTTGACGAGAATGCGCGTAGACTACGTGCAGAAGTTCGCTTTGGAAAAGGTGAATTGGCTCGTGAGGCTTTCTCTGATGTTGTTGATGGAATTAAAGCTAACATTTCCGTT